CGCTAAATCCATTAATGTCTAAAGGTGCAACTGCAGCTTCTAAGCCTCCTAGAGTCGTTACAAACGTACTACCTCCGAAACTAACCGTGGCGCTCTTGGGTTGTTCTGACTCAATGACTTCAATAACATCACCGTCATTAATACGTCGGTACCAATAGGTGTTTTTAATTACCCACTCACCATCGTCTTTTAAATGGCGTCCCCTCTCAGGGTGGTCAATTTTCACACCTAAATTAGCCGGTTTAATAAATATCTTGTTAGCCGCATTGCTCACTTTTACTAACCTTCTTTTGATTCGGTTGCTGCATCACGCTCAGCTGCGCTGACTTTAAAGCCGACTATTTCGCTTAACACTTTGGTGTTTGCTTTGTGATCGTTGGTCCATAGGGCTGCATCGTCTTTATCTAAGCTTTTTATGGCTTGTCTAATAACGGCGTTATGGTTTGTATCAAGGAGCGGTTCAGATGGCCCTTCCGGCTCTGTTTTTTCTACAACGACGACTGACGTTGCACTAATAACAGGTGGCACGGTGGCTAATAATGGCTTAGCTTCTTTATCAGTTAGCTCGATGGTGTTCATATCTGCATCATCGGGGTGGTATTGCGCACCCCCTGATTTAATCGGTGAATTAACGGTGTAACGTTTGCTCATGGTGTTCTCCAATCAAAGCCGCTTGCGTTAACAAGCGGCTTTCTATTAATAAGGTCTAGGCCACTGCGTTTTGAAGTAAGAAGCCAGACGTAACGCCTGTAAGCAAAGGCGCACGCTCATACTGTGTCCCGTACACCCAACTTTTAATGTTGCGCTCGTAATAAGGGTCTTCAACATGTGGGTTATTTAGCATGGTGTAGGTGTAGCCAAAGCTTGGCTCTTCAATGGTTGAAGACACTGTTGGCACGTAAGCCAAAATAACGTCCTTACCCCAAATATCAATGCTTGTATCACTGTCATCGAAGCCTATGGCCTTGCCGATAATCACTTTAGGGATGTCAAACACAGCCGCTAGAATGTCCGCCGTTACAATGCCTCGTTCTGAGTATTTAATTTTCTCAACAATCTTTGGGTGCTCTTTAAGCACTTTTAAGACACCCGCTGGAATTTCCAGCACATTGGGGTACACACCGGTTGATGTGCGAATAGCTTCCTTCGCATCATCAATATCCTTAATCGGATTTGAGTTTGCGTAATCGCTCCATTGGTCGGTTCCAGAGAGCGTGTTTTTATGGTTATTGCCATATTTAGCGGCATCACGCGCTAAATCAGCGTGTTCTTTTTCAAGCGAAAGCGATTCAACACGCATCACGCCATTAATTGCACCTATTGATAAATCAATACCGGGTACTACTTGTGCTTCGCGTTGATGTTCAACCGGTACTAAGGCTTCAAGCGCATGGTTGCTTAAACCATAATTGCCATTGGCATAACCAAACTGCACACGCTTAGTGGCTGTGCCCGGAGCGCGGGCTGTGTTGTATAAACGAAAGGCATCTTTACCGAACTGGATAATTTTACCCGCCGATACCGCAACCGATACGCGTGGGAATAATTCCATTCCGATATGCTCTGGGTGTTTAAAACCTAAAACAACATTACTTAAAATAGGGTCGATGACTCGACGTTGGGCAAGATTTGGCATAGTGTTTTCCTAATAAATTTAATAATGGCCGTTTTAAGGCACGAGTAATACTTCGGCCATATCGCCATCGGCGGTGGCAGCTTGTAAGGCACGGGCAACGGTAATGCCAGCCGATTGAGCGACTAGTTTTCCAGCCGATCCCACTTCTAACTTATCGCCTAGGGCAAAAGCACCGCCCGCAGTGGCAACACTGGTGCCGAGCACATCAACACCCACATGGGTATTAGCATCGCCATCACTAACAGCAATGCCGTGCATGGCTTGGGCTGCGGTTGCAACAGAGCCGTCATAATCTACAGCGCGGTTTTCGGTTAATGCTTCAGTGCTTAAAACAGTGAGCGTTAAAATAGCTATCTTTGATGCAGGCATGGGTTAGCCCTCCTTTCTTTCAATAATTTGTATCGCGTCAAGGTACAAAACGCTTGGGTTTTTTTGCATGTAGTCACGCGCTTTATCGTGTAGCGCTAAGCGGTCAGGGTTAACGGATGCATTCGGCATAGAAAAGTCACTGGACGTTTGTTCAACGTCACCGCCTGCTTGTTCAGATAAAACAATCTGCTGACCAATCGATTTGGCAAACGCCATAAAGTAATCACGCGGTGATTTTTTAATGGTTTGCTCTTTGCCTTTTTCACCAGCAGAAAATTCAAATGTCGCGCCAGCATCGTCAGACAGGGTGAGCATAAACTCAGCCATGCCTTCTGCTTGGGCGGGTAGTAATGTTCCTGCGGCCACCAGAGTATTAATCTCTTGGCTAAATTCAGCGCTTAGGCGTTTATCTTTTTCCGCTTTTAATGCATCAGCAGCGGTTTGTTGTTTAGCTGCAAAATCAGCTTTTACAGAATCAACAGCGGTTTTGGTCGCCTTAGCAACGGCCTCATCCAATTGCGCCTGGGTAAATTCAGACATAGAGTCTCCTTCGGTTTTGGTGGTGTTTTTAGTGTGGGTAGAAAATAAAGCGGTGTCGCTATTCTCATCACGCAAGTCATTGGCGTGGTCAGAAAGTGATTCGATTTCGTAATCGGGTAGCACCTTGTCGGCGGTTTCGCTGCCGTGCTGCTCAATAAGAAAGTCACGCAGGCGGCGCATAACGCGAGATAAGATGTTTGGGGTGTAAGCGTCGCTTGAAAAATCAAAAAAGCTATCATCAGCCGAAAATTCAACAGGTGCTAAACCAGCAACAGCCGGTGGCTCGGCCCCTAACCATGCAATATGGTTAAGTTTCCAGCCGGTATCGCTGGGGACTAATCGAATGGAGCGCTCAAACAGACGGCCATCTGCTACCAATTTCTCAAACTGTGGCTCTACTTTGTCTGCTTTCACATAAAGGCTGCTGCCTTCACGTTTTACGCGGGTAGTTTGTGCATACGCAAAAGGAGAATACATTTCCTTATGTGTAATAACGTGGGGGATAGGATTACCGGCTTCAACATTCGCCACCACCTGATCAAGGTCAGCAATAGAAAAAGATCGAGTGCGGCCCTTCGAGTCGGTTTGAGTGCCGGCTTTAAATACTTCAATGTAATCATCGAAGCCTTTGAAATCGTGTGTTTGTTTTTTCATGCTGTGTAGCATGAGGCAACAGCAGCGCGGCGTTTAGCCTTGAATTGTTTCACTCTTAGTGAATGTAGAGCCTTTTTTTACACTACAGCTCAGGCTTGATAAACGTCAAGAAAAAAAGACAACAAGCAATAAAAAAGGCCGCGTGATGCGACCTTTAAACCATTATATAAAGAGGTGATTTATGGATAAAACTGATTGGTATTGCGTATGGTTATTAGTGATTAGCCTAATAACGGTTTACATATAGCCACCAGCAAAGCAATAAATGAAAGGCTTACTGTTGTTATAAATTGCCAATGTTCTTTACAAAAGAACACTATCGGGTTGCGGTATTTTATCGCTTGCTTATACCCGCGCTCGGTTAACTTATAGTAATAGTCGCTTTCACCTTTTTCTGTGAACCCTCTAGCGGTAGACAGCTCGAACCAATAGAGGGTGTCTCTAGCAATGGTGTTTGGGTTAACCGAGTAAATAAGCATCGGAAACTCATCCGTGAAACGAGCGTCCATAATATTAAACTGATGGTCTTTTATTTTATGCCACTGCTTACTGCAAGAGTGTTCGGCAGAGCTGACGAGAAAGATTAAAAAATCTTTTTCAAGAAAAGGGGGGTTATTTTTCAATGTGTTCACCTAATGCCATTTAGTTACTCCTTCCTTGTACCGCTTACATCCCCAGCAACACCTTCAAAAGCAATTCAAAACCTGCGCTAATTGTTTTTACTGGGCAATGTAAGCCTATGGTTTTTTTAACGCTTAAATGGGCTTAGCGGCTAACGCGGCCTGCTGAATAAAACGGCCATTAACCCTTAGGTTTTTTCCTAACCGATTTATTC